AGAGTATTTTGATGCTACTCAAGTTTTAACTCACAGTGGCACTGAAGCAAATAGAGTTAATAACAATCAAACCAAATTTAACATTGGTTATGTAAATAGTGGCACAGATCAATTTTCTCGTGCTTATAACTTTATTAGTCCTCAAATTGCCAAGAAAACTAGAATTTGGGGTGGTGGGTTAGGAGTAACTACTGACTACACAACAAATACTGAAATTGATACACAATTATTGCACCACAATACTGCTACTTCATTTGATAGTTTTACATTTATTGCATCAGGTGGCACGATGACAGGTTACTACGCAGTTTATGGATTGGAAGCATAATGACAAAACCATTGATTCAAATAGGCGATGAAGTTAGAGAAATGACCGATGCCGAGTTTGCACAATTTAAGGCTGACCAAATTGCAGATGCAGAAAAGGCAAGTCAATTATTAGCCGAAGCCCAATTAAAAGCCGAAACCAAAGCAGCAGCACAAGCTAAACTTGCAGCTCTTGGTTTAACTGTCGAGGATTTGCAATCTCTTGGTTTAATTGAAGCGCAAGCGGAAACTAAGGCTTTGTTATCAAATCCTGATAAACCTATTTCCTAGCACAAGCACTTAAAATTGTTTTATGAAACCTTGGCTATCTAAAGCAGCTGTGCAATTACGGGAGCAGATCGATGACAGTTTTGCCGATAGATCTAGGAAATCGGATGGTTGGATTTCAGACGCTAGGCATCAAAAAGTAAAATCGGATCACAACGCCTTGCCTTCGGGTGAAGTTTGTGCCATTGACATTACAGCTGATTTAGGACAAGCCGAAGGCATGTCTGCTTATCTTGCCGATCAAATTCGACTTGCTGGCAAAACAGATAAACGAATCAAATATGTTATACATAATCATCATATTGCCAGCAAACTATTAAATTGGCGTTGGCGTAGATACAAGGGCATCAATCCACACACTAAACACATTCACATTTCATTCCACCCAAAACAAACAGGAGAGTTCTTTAACATCCCACTACTAGGAGGCAAAACATGAAACTATCAAACAAACATAAGGCAGCAATTAAGTCATATTTAAGAGCTGTGGCTGCTTCCGGTATTACTGTCCTGTTGGCAATTGTTGCTGACATCCGACCAGAGTTTGCAATCCTTGCTGGTGCATTGGTTGCACCTGTTGTCAAGGCATTAGATCCTAATTCTGGCAACGAAGCTGATTATGGACTTAATGCGAAATGACAGCCAACGAATGGGTTGGTATAGCCGTTGGCGTATCCGCCGTATCTACAAGTTTATTGCTGGGTCTGCGCTGGGTTATTAAATCCTACTTACAAGAATTGAAACCCAATTCTGGAAGTTCGATCAAGGATCAAATTACAAGACTTGAACAGCGTGTCGATGATCTGTTTGTCTTAATCAGTAAGCGATAATTTTAATTATGGCGAACACTCGAAAACCTATCAAACGCAAAAAGATCAATCGTCGTGTCGTTCGCCAAACTCCTGAGCCATTAAGCAAGATCGATCAGCATTACACCGCATTACACGAATGCTACAAAGCAGCTAGAAAAGCAGGATTTACGCCTGAACATGCTTTCTGGCTTATGACTGAACATAAGACATTCCCTGATTGGATTGTGGGCGATGGTGGGATAATCCCATCCATAGATCCAACTGACGATGAGGATGACGATTAATTAAAGCCAACCGCAGGTATCTTGTAACGCCAGATTTACAGATTCCATTGCACCATCCAAAGGCAGTTTCAAATCTGATTAAAATGGCAAGGCATGAGAAGTTTGATTTTGTATTAAATGTTGGTGATGAAATGGATCTTGGTTCGCAAAGCCGTTGGGCAAAGGGGACAAAGTTAGAGTTTGCCGAAACCCTTGATGAGGAAAGAAAACTTGGTCAAGAAATACTTTACGATCTAGGCACGACCGATATTGTCAGATCGAATCACACAGATAGAATTTACCAAACTTTGCTCAAGGGTGCGCCATCACTTATTGGATTGCCGGAATTGGCTTATGAGAAGTTTATGGATTTCAGCAGCTTAGGCATCAAATTCCATAAGCGAGCCTACGAGTTTGAAAAGGGCTGGCACTTGGCTCATGGCGATGAAGGCAACATGTCTAAGCATGCAGGTATAACTGGTCTTAATTTGGCTAAAAAGTGGCATTCTAGCGTAGTTTGTGGGCATAGCCATAGGCAGGGTGCAGTCCGACACCAAACTGGCTTAAACGGCCGTTATTCAACGATTTGGGGCATTGAGGCTGGACATCTCATGGATATGCGTAAGGCTAGTTATTTGAAATATAATTCAGCAGATTGGAATATGGGCTTTACTGTGCTTAGTTTTGGCAATAAAGGGCATCAAGTCGAATTGATTCCGGTCAATCATGACGGATCATTCACCTATAATAGACGGACTTATGGGTCTTGAAACCGATTATCACGAACGCACGATTGATGACCATATCGATGATTTTGAGGATATTAGCGTTATCTAATCGTTATACAACACTCCGAAAGAAAATAACCAAGCGTCCTTGATCTAGGTCATACTTTATGCATCACCCACAAGATATGTGGAGGATATGTAAGGGAGCAACATGGATCTATATGGGGAACTGAGAGATTTTGGCTATCTCTGGCTATTAGGAATGACAGCTGCTGCAATTTGTTGGTGGCTCGTTTTAGAGATTAGAGATACCGCATTCCAGAATGGTTACTGGAAGGGTCGTGCGGATGGCTGGAACATGCACCGCAGAATGATTACCATTAAGCAGCAGTCAGATGAAGTCTTTGATTATGACAAAAACTGAGCAGTTATTTGATGAGGTCATCACTACGATTCAACAGCGTGGCAGTGTCTACGGACATCCTTACTATAACCACAAGCGAATTGCAGGTCTTTGGTCTGCTTATCTCGACTTTCCAATTACACCACACCAAGCTGCACTATGCATGGCATTGGTCAAGGTTTCTAGGCTTAGTGAAACCCCAGATCATTACGACAGCATCAAAGACTTCATTGCCTATGGATCTGTCTATAAAACTGTGCTTGATGCCGTCCAAGATGAAAACTGGGAGGATTAACAATGGCATTTAAATTAGATGATTACGAGGATGTAGCAACTCTCAATAAATGGTTTATTAGCAATTATCCGATGGGTAGATCAGATCTATCAGTCATAAGCCATGATCCGGAAAAGGGTTATATCTTGATCCAAGCAACAATTTGGCGAGATAGTAAAGATGCTGCTCCGGCAGTTTCTAATGTGGCGTTTGGATCTAGGGAAACTTATATCCCTAACATGAAAAAGTTTTATGTTGAGGATACTGCGACAAGCGCATTAGGTAGAGCAATCATTCTACTTAAAGGCTCTGACAAAACTGCCACCAGAGATGACATGCAAAAGGTAGAAAGCAATCCATCATTTAAGGAGAAGCTAGAAAGCCGCCAAAATATGTATGGCAAACCAGGAAGCAAGTCAGCACAAATTGAAACAATCTTAAGAGATAGTTTTGCAGCTGATAAGAAAGAGCCTGAACCTGTTGCCTGGTCGGTTGGTGAAGTAGTTGCTGAAATAGGTGCATCAATACCTAATGAGCCACCTGCATGTCAGCATGGTCATATTCTTAAAGAGGGAATCTCTAAAGGAGGTAAGCCTTATTATGGTTATGTTTGTAAAGCAAAAGAATGTCCGCCTAATTGGGCAACACTTACCGCTAATGGAAAATGGTATTTCAAAGGAGGTGAATAAATGGGTGAATTACAAATAATTGACGGCTCTGGCTTAACTGCCACCTTTACAGATGACGGAGTAAAAGTAGAGCCATCAATGGTTACTTGCGACTTATGCAACGATGACAGATTACTTCATGAGGGCGATCTGCTTCGATGCTATTCCTGCCACGCAATAAACCGAATTCCGTATCATGCCTAATTACGATTACATGTGCGATGGTGAGGGGTTAGTGATTCTATTGGATTTACCAATGGATCATAAAATCCCTCATTGTCAAGTATGCAATGCACCTTTAAGGCGTGTCTTTACAGCTGTGCCAACGATCTTTAGAGGGACTGGATGGGCTGGCAAAGATGGTTAATTTTAGATGTAACTTCTGTTCAGCCAATACTGAGTTTCTATGGCTTGACGGATATCCCGAAGCTGATGGCTTTAGAGTTTATCAATGCGTGAAGTGTTGCGCTGTGGGAACAAAGAATCTAGCAGAATCAACTGACACTCAAGAGCCTGTCATGCGCTGCACTAAATGTGGGTCTTCGATGTTTGCAGATAAGGAGTGCCATACATGTGCGCTGATCATGACGAAATGACGCATCAAATTAATTGGGCTTATCAGAATGAATTGCGTAAGCAATGGTTATTAGATAACCCAGATGCACAATACATAGGATGGATGTCGATATGAATACCGGTCAATGCGAAGGTTGCAAGATTACAGCTGTATTAGTTGATGGGGTTTTATGTGAAAGGTGTGATGATTCGACTTGCCGTCTGACCTGCGGTTATGCCGAAGGATTTGGAAGCGTATGCTACCCTTAAACGCAAATTCGCTTTCAGAGCGAAAGGGCGATCTGCGAAGCAGAAAGATCGCAAGGTTTGGTTTGGTGATACCTCTGTTCATAGTCTTGAACATAAGCCTTTTACAAGACGATTCCGTTGCTTCATTAGATAGAACTAATCATTACAGACAATGGGCTTTCATACAGCTTAACAATGTAGAGCAATTTCATTGTTTAGATGAATTGAATTTCAAAGAATCAAGATGGAATCCTAAAGCTAAGAATGGTAGTCATCATGGTATTCCGCAAGGTAGATCTAAATGGTTGGCTACTGTTGATGGATACAAGCAGATTGATTGGCAATTAAAATACATAAAGAAGCGATACGATAATCCTTGCAATGCTTTACAACATCATAAGATTAAGGGATGGTATTGAGTAAATCAGCTCTTAGATCAACCGGATCAACAAGGCATTGGAGATCTATTCGCAGTAGGGTCTTGAGGCGTGATGGGTTCATCTGTCAATACTGCAATCAAGAGGCTACAACTGTGGATCATGTAATACCGAGAAGGCTTGGTGGATTGGATGACGACAGCAACCTCGTTGCATCCTGCACTAGATGTAATTTAAGCAAGGGTGGGCGGTTTTTTGTGAGCAAGAGGACACA